TCGTAGATCTCCTTGTGCTCCTCACCATAGGTCTTGTACTCAAGACCGAACAGGGCGTTCAAACCCGGCAGGAGTTCCTTGAGTAATTGTGCACGTGAAATAGCCATGTCTTAGAACTCCCCTATTAGGTTCCGAGCGGGTTGTTGTAAGCGTGACCACCAACGATCAACGAAACGCTCGTGAGGTACGGTGCATTGAACTTCACGATAACTTCGGGATAGTAAGTAGTTCCGCTCGAAACAAACGCCGTGTCTTCAACCACATCAACGATACGAATCGGCAGTGAACGAGTGGTGGCAACGCTGCCAACCTCAAGACCCTGCTGCGAATCGCCCGTGGTCGTATTCAGCGTATTGGCAACCAACGCGACGTTAGTACCGATATCGCTGTACACAAAACCACTCGTGGTCGAAACAACGAGCGAAGCCGTCACACCGACAGCCTTGAACAGAGTGTTCGGATCATCAGCCACGTACGCAATGATGTACGTACCCGACTTGACCGAAGTACCCGAAGTCCACTGCTGCGAATAGGTCGGCTGACCCGTCACAGACGACACAAACGTACAACCCAAGAACACACCAGCAAAGCCGGAGGTCGGGGGCGTCGATGTGGCGGTCGTTACTTTAACGGTGCCGTCAGTGTCAAACTCCAGCGGGTCGCCAAAACCAATGCTAGAAGCACTGGAAGCAATACGTCGCTGACGAGTGGCACCGGCAAACACCTGCCCACCGATCAGATTGATCGGCTTCAAGCCATACGGCTTGTCAACAGTAGGATATGCCATTGATTACTCCAAAAATGAATTATTTACCCTTGCCAAACGAGACCGATGTCTTTCTCTCGCTAAAGAGCGGCATACGTTCGTCGTTCAGCCTCATAAAGTTGTTGTCCACGGACTGCAACTGAGCTTGTGCTTGCTTGGCGTAATAATCATCACGCTGCTTCATAAGCTCGGCTGGTGCCTTACAGAGCAACAACCCGCCGATTTCGATATTTCCCTTAAATCGGGAGTTCGGATCGGCTTGCATCATCAACTTGGGCTGGTCTTCGGCCTTCACAGGCTCCCAACCTTCCCGGAATTTTGCAGACGTATTAGAGGGGTCAGCAGTGCCCATAATACTGGTCCGAATCCAGCGGAATACCCAGCCATTCTCCGGCTCCGGTTCAGGGAGCGTTTGAGGCGGGGTCCACGCCATTTTTCGTTGCGTGGAGTCTCTGTTCTCGATTTCACGAGCGAGTCTATTCTCAGCCATTTTAGTTAGCCTCCAGTTTCATAAGTTCACGTGCGTACTGTTCGTTGCTCAGACCCAGTCGTTTGGCGATAGCAACTTGAGTCGGTGTCAGGCGGACCTGACGCGGCGCGGTATTCCGCGTAACCGGAGCCACTACATTGGCTGGTTTTGTGCGAGCGGGTTTTTGGGCCTGCTTCGTTTGAATCTGCTCTTCCTCGTCGTAATCAAACGACTCAGGGAATCGCTTCTTCATAGTCTCATCGACTCGGCGGTAATACTCGTCAGAACGAGGATCTACACCAGACCGGACCAATTTTTCATGCAGGCCGAGTGCGAGGGCGGTCATCTCCTCGTCTACACCAAACCAAGTATTCTTATCCCGCCACGCGACGGCTTTTGGGTCCGCCTGTGGTTCAGGAGCAGCTTGGGGTGCCGGTACCTGTGAAGGTTGTTCTACTCTTTCTTCAGATTCTTGTAAAGAGGGCCTGTAATTCTGATAGTTCTGTATCCGCAGCTTCGCGTCAGTCAGCTTATCCTGCGCGTCCATAATCAAAGAGGAATCCCCTGCCTCATATGCCTGCTTCAGGCGTTCCTTGGCTAGGGTTAAGTCGTTTTCTGCGTAACGGACGGCCTCTTTAATAAAGACCTTCTCGTTCTTAGACGCTTTTTCTCTAAGCTGTTTTAGTTCTTGTTCGCGGGCTTGGGCAAACCGTAGAGCCTCTTCACGCTCCCTAAACGCCCGCTCCTTTTCACGACGCTCGTCGTGGTAGACCTTTTTCATCTGAGAAAGTCGTTTTTTAACCTTCTCGGAGTACTCCTCTAGGTCATCACCGTCGAGTTCTTCCACGATGTCTTTCGGCATCGGAACTCGGCCTCGGTCTTCTGGCGGGGTATCGTCTTCGATCTGTATCTCGATAGCATCGCTATCTTCTTGATTTGCTTTGGCTTTTTCTGCCTTAGCTTCGTCCGGGAACTTATATTCCTCGCGCTCAACTGCCATGATGTTTTACCTCACGCTCTGCGGATTCCACGGGGGTCTTCCACCACCGCTTCCACCGTATCGTCATTGATGATGCGGAACTCCCGACCGTGGATGACCACGCGGGTGCCTGAATAAGGACGGGTCAGGACAAAATCGCCTTCCTTGCACCACGGGCCGGTGGGAAATCGGTTCTCGTCCTTGTAGCAAAGGTTGCCCAGTTTGATGACGAACAGGACCACGGTGGTCTGCTCCTCGACTCGCTTGGTGTCCTCGGCCTTGATCAGTCCCCCCTCAAACTCCTCCTCTACGTGTGGCACAGCACACAAGATTCGGTAGCCCTTGGGTTCTGGCAGGAGTCGAGCCTTTTTGGCTTCCTCCTGTGTCTTCTCTACGTCGATGCTACTCATTCTTCCTCGATCCTCTTTGCAAGGTCTTTAATATGGTTCTTGGCGAGGTCGAGACCCTGTAACGCCCCACAAAGTCGTTTGTATTCACCCTCGTCCAATTTGCCTTGGATCAAGGTTTCAACGATCAACATGCGCTCTTCTTGAAGCCTCGTGTCAAGGTATTCGAGAGCGTTGGAATAACCCATTTACTTCTCCTTCGGTCTCGGCGGTGCTTGTCGCTGTGCCGCCTGATCTTTGGCTTTGGCGATCTCCACTCCAAGCCGAGTGCCCTCAAGCTCCTGCCTGTTGGCCTCCTGCGCCTTGTGCTTCTCAATCTCAGCACCCAACCGTGCTGCCTCAAGCTGCTGACGCCCAGAGATCTCCGCCTCCTGCAGACGCAACGCATCTTCCTTGGCTGCTGCGTCGAGCAAATCTTTCTGCTGCTTGCGCTCCAACTCGGCCTGCTGAAGCTGCGCGTCCATCTGCGCTTTCATCTGCTTGGTCTGAGCCTCCATCTGCTTGATCTGGAGGTCCATCTGCTGCATCTGCACGAGCGGGTCCTGCATCTGCTGCATCGCCTGCTGCATCTGCATCTCGGCCTGATCCTTCTGCAGGAGTCTCGCTGCCGCCGCTGCGCTGATCTGGGCCAACTGGACCTCGATCTCCGGTGGCAGGTCGTACTCGTCGTTGTCGTCTTGCGGGAGCGGTGGGAGACTCGCCCCCAACTGCTTCTCGATCTCGCGGCGGTACTGGAACGCCACGTGCTCCATGATGTGCGCCTGCAGAGTTGATGTGATCTGCTGCGCCATCGGATTCTGCCCAATCATCTGGGCAATCTTTGGATCTTGTCCGAGTGCCATATGGACTTGGATATGCGCTTCGTGATCCTGATAGATAAACGCCTTGAGCGGCTTGCCCGTCATGGCATTCATGTTCTCCGTCACTGGATCGCAAGGCTTCTGATCATCCTCCATCGGAACAATCTTGTCGGCGTTCTTGACCCCGAGCACCTCGATCATCTGCCGATGCAGATACGGAAGGTTGTATAGTTGCGGAGCGCCTTGAGCCAACTGCATCACGGCTTGGTACTGCACGACCTTCTGCGACATCGTAGCCGCATTCGGATCACTGACCGGGATGACATCGACGTTGTCGTAGTCCGATTTCTTTGCACTCGCCTTGCCAACCTCTGGCTCGTACGAATACTCATCTGGCGTGTTGTCACGGATGATCTCAGCGAGGAGCTTGAACTCCTGCTTCATCGCGTAGTAGATGCGGGCCTGCACCGCCGACATCACCTTGAGGACACGCTCCAGAATCGCCAGTGTGGTGCCGACCGGCGCTTGGTTCGACATGTCGCTGATCTTGAGATCAGACACCGCAGCGAATTTGCGGCCTTCCTCGACGATCTTGTCGAGCAACATCGAGAGCGTTTGCGAAGGCTCCTTGTATGGCAGAGGCAGGATGTTGTCCCGCACTGCGCCACTTGGAACGTCTACATCTCGCCACTCTCCGGGTGCAATCGGCGTATCATCTCCCTTAATTCGGAGTCCTCGGGATTTAAGTCCCCCGGGTAAGTTACTAAGGGTTCCTGCGTCCACCAACTGTCGAAGGAGGGACGTTGCAGCTTTACTGTGTCCCCCGATAAGGTGAATAAGGCCGAAGTAGTAAAATCCAAATCCCGGGATGTACCCGTAGTGGACGAAGTGCTGGCGCTTCGCTTTGAGGTCATCGTCTTCTCTCCAATTCCTTCTGATCGCTAAGATCGTCCCCGTGCCTTTCTCAATCGTCACTACGTAGGGCAGTGCGATTCCCGTCTCGTTGTTATCGTCATCGACATCCGGATATCCCGGAAGATCAATGTTTACGTGCATCTCCAGAAGCTGGAACCGATTGTCCATCGTGGCCGAGAATCCTTGATCCTCCGCCTTCTGCTTCTCCACCTCATCCATCGTGCGAACTGGATCACCGAGATCCACATCCCGATAGAACCCTGCGTACTGCAGCTTGACAAGTTCATTCTTCGTCTTCCGCATCCGATGCGTGACGCGCTCTGCCGTCTCCAGATTCGCAGCACCGTAGGGCACCACGATATCTTCCGCCGGGATATAGACCGCCGTCTGTCGATTGAGCGAGGGGTCAAAGTACACCTTTTTGAAGGCGTTACCCGCGAGGGCCATGCTGAGCAGCATCCGCTCATGCTCCGGGCGGTACTCCTTCATCACCTCGGTCAACTGATAGTTCATATCGTCCGAGACACGAATCGCTGCGTCCTTCTTCTCCGGGGTTTCCTTGCCGATAATTTTGGTCTTCACCGGACCCATCGCCGGGAAGGTCTCCATGATGGTCTCGGACTGGAACTTGACCGCCGACTCCA